TTGGTCCACTAAATCTTGCTATATCATTTGCAGCACTTGAACCATCTACATCTAAAATCATTCCTGGATTTGTCGTTCCAATACCAACATTGCCTGAAGAATCTATACTTAACTTTGTTGCTCCACCTGAAACTAAATTTAATAACCCACTACTATGAGTATAAGCTATACCACCTTGATAGGCTTCTGAACCGCTTGTACCATCTGCAAAATATAAAGCACCTGTTGTATTATTTGCTGTAGCAATAGTCATACCTGCTTCACCACTTGCCTGATGTACAACTAAGTTATCTGCACCTGCATAATAGGAAGTAGGACTACTAGTTCCAATACCTACATTGCCTGAAGAATCAATTAAAAATGGTATTCTATTATCATCTACATCATATAAATAAAACTCACCAGCATCTACTCTAGCTTCAAAAGAACCCTCTGAGTTAGAAATTCTTATGCCATTACTTGTAGCTCCTGAACTTGAAACATGAAGTGTTTGTGAAGGACTACTCGTTCCAATACCCACGTTTCCTGAAGAGTCTATACGCATTTTTTCAGCGTTATTAGTTCCTAAAAGTAAACTTCCTGTTGTTTCTTTGTTATATATATAAAAATCATTATTGAATCTTGATAGATATGCAGCTTCAGTACTTCCTGCTACACCCATATATAAATCTAAGTTTCCTGATGAATTTAGAGTAATATTACCTGTAGTAGTTACTGTACCTGTTACATCTATGCCTGTTGAGGTTGTGGCTAGTTTATCTGAACCACTATGTTTTAAAGTTACTGCTCCACCATCATCTGCTTCAATATAAGTAGTACCATCTGTTGCTTTCATGCGTAACTGTGTACCTATAATAAATAATGAACCAGTACCTTTTTCTTCAATATAACTTGCACTTCCATCATGGTAAATTTCTAAATCTGAATCATCTCCGAATACTGCTTTACCATTATCTGCAAGTTTTACATCATGATTAAATATAGCAGTACCAGCATCTGACATATCAAGGGTAAGGGCTGTGATAAGACCACCACCATCGCTGTCATAACCCTTAAAAATTATGTCTTTGTCATTGTTGTTTGTTTGAATTGTGAAGTTACTACTATCCATTTTAGCAATAGCAATAGTTGAGCCACCGTCTTTAAAGAATACATCTCCATCATCAGCATCTAATATAATATCTCCGCCTACATCTAGAGTTAAATCAGGAGTAGAAGAAATTGTAGTTCCATTAATAGTTATATCATCTACTGTAAGTGTTGTAAGCGTTCCAAGACTTGTAATATTAGGTTGTGCTGCTGTTGTAACTGTACCTGCTGTAGTAGCTGTTGCAGCGTTACCTGTTGTATCTTGATTACCTGCAGCATTTACACCGGGTAAATTAATATTAGCACTACCATCAAAACTTACACCACCAATAGTTCTTGCAGTTGTTAAAGTAGCTGCTGAACCTGTTGTATCTTGGTTAAGAGTTCCTACTGCTAAATCTATTGTTCCATCAGAATCTTGATAAGCTGCTACAATACCTGTTTCACTATTACTTGTAAACATAGCTCCAACTGTATCTTGAACTACTTCTGAAAGGTCAATGTTTCCTGTACCGTCAAACGATACACCATGTATTGTTCTAGCTGTTTCAAGTGCTGTAGCTGTTGCAGCATTACCAGTTGTATCTTGGTTAAGTGTACCAACTGTAAAGTCTAGTGTATTGTCTGAATCATCATATGCTACTGCAATACCACTTTCAGTATTACTTGTTACCATAGCACCTACAGTATCACTAATTGTTTCTGCTAAAGTTACACCACCAATAGTAATTGCATCGGCTTCTAAAGTACCGTCAATGTCTGCATCACCACTAATATCTAATGTGGCTGCATCTAACTCACCACTAATAGTAATGTTTCTACCACCAGTAATGTCTTTGTTTGAATCTGTTATAATAGCTTTACTTGCTATTACTGTTCCGTTTGTTATACCGTCTATAAGGTTTATATCTGTTGCACTAGCTGTAACACCGTCAAGGATGTTAAGTTCTGCTGTAGTACTTGTAACACCATCTAATAAATTAAGTTCTGCAGCTGTTGATGTAACACCATCGAGTATGTTTAGTTCAGCAGCTGTTGCAGTTATTGCAGTACCGTTAAAGTTTATAGCATCTAAATACGCAACACCGTCTATGTATAAGTCTTTCCATTCTTGTGTAGAGCTACCAAGGTCATAAGTATTGTCATCATCAGGAATAATGTTAGAGTCTACGTCAGCACCAAACACAACATTGTCAGTAGCTGCATCGCCCATAGTGATTGTACCACCGTTAAAAGTAGTAGTACCTGTAACTGTTAAGTTTCCACCAACTGCTACATTACCTGTAGTTGTAATAGTATCTGTATAAGTATCTTTAAAACGTAAAGAAGTAGTACCTAAATCAATATCACTATCGGTAACTGGGAGTAAAGCACCGTCTTGTAATCTAATTTGTTCTACAGTTCCTGAAGATACTTGAACATAAAATCCTATTCTATCGTTAGTAGTATCTATTTCAATTTTATTAAAAAAGTCTAAGTCACCTATTCTATAGATGTTACCACCTTGTCCAGCTGTACCATCATGTCTGTGTCCAGTTGTAGTTGCACTACTTGAACTGTAACTAAAAGCATTTACTAATTGATTATATTCATTATTAAATAATGCTGCTGTGATAGTATCACCATCTGCAAATGAACTTTGTCTAGTATATGTTTGTGCCATTGTTTATATCTCCCTTATTGCCTTCCTGCAGGTCTGTAATTTATGTAAATACCGTTTATAGTATATGGTGCTCTTGTATCTGAACTAAATATTTTAAAAAAGTTACTGTGTCCACTTCCTGTTAGTGCTTGTCTAACTAATGGTTGTTCAGAAGCTCCGAATGTTTGTTGATTAAATAAAGCACTTCCAAAAATAGCAGGTTCTGGTACTGCTGTTAAAGGTATGTCTATCGGCTGTGGCGTATTTAAATCATCATAATCAAATCTAACTCTTAATGTTGGTTGAGCTAATGACTCTGGTGTTATAGATAACTTTACATAATCTAAAGTTTTTAATGTTCCTAAATCTCCGTAATCATAATCTGGTGATTGATATTCAGCATCAATAGCTGTTTCTACCCCTGCAGGATTAAATGTATTGCCTACGTTATGATTGTAAATATATCCGTCTCTATCTCCGTGATAGAACTGTTCTTCTCCATTACTGTCAAATCCTGAACAAATTGCAGGAGCTTGTATTCCTAAAGTTTCTGACCATTCAAATCCTTGTGGTCTTAGTACTCCTATAATTCCTTTTGAAGTTGAGGTTGAGTCTGTTAGTTTACTATAGAACATTCTATATTGTGATTTTGTTCTAATAACAACACTACTAAATTGATATTGAGATTTATTTAACACAATATCATTTATAATAGGCTGTATGTTTTGACTTATAGTTCCTAACTCAACGTCACCAATTCTAGCTGTACCAGCAACTGTTCTAAATCCATCAGGTGCTAAGAATATTAAGTCACCAGCAATCTCTTGAATTGTTTGACCATCTATACATCCTACGTTTTTAGTAACAGGAACAACTTGAATTGTTGAAGCATTGCTTATGTTTTGTAATTTAAATAAAGAGTTTTGACAAAATATAAATAACTCATTACGAAAACTTTTTAATCCTACTATTTTATCTTCAAGTACAATGCTTCCAGCACCTGAACCAGTAAAACTATCTATGTCACCAGTACTACTATAATAAAGTGTATTAGGTGTGCTAGTATCTCCAGCAACTACTAAGTGATTATTATGTATTGTACAATGTTTAGCTGTTGTAGAACCGCTTATAGTTATTTGGCTTACAAAAAATGTTCTGTTAGTTAAAGCTCCTGTACCAGTCATTTTAAATAAAAATGGTTTATTACTTCCGCTTTTATCTGTTATAATTAGTTCACCATACTCACTAATACCTTCGTAAATAGCAAACTCACATTGGTCAAGATTTGTTAAACTTAATTCACTTCTACCTGTAAATGTAGAATAATTATCTCCTGAAGCATCTACACTAGCTTTGTTTATTTGTAACCAAGCAGTTCCATCTAAACTAAAAAATATATCGTTACCTGCTACAGCAACTACTCCGTCTGCATAAACTTCTAACCCTTCTATATCATTAGAGCTATTAGGTCTTGCAGCACTTGCTCCACCTAAAAGAGTAAAGCCATTTATTCTTCTGTAACCACCTTCAATAGATACTTCAAAGTTTCTTAACTTAGTAGCTACTCCGGGTGTTTGCAGTAAAGATAAAGAGTTAGTAGATTTATCTAATCCACCACTTAAAGATACTGAAAAAGGTTGTCCTGCTGCCATTTAGAAATAAGTCCTATCGTCTGTCATGTATTTAGGTTCTGGATTAACTAAGTTACTTTTCATAGTCTTCATTGCTTTTTTATAATCGTCCATTGCAAAAGCGGATTGCTGTATATTATTTTTAAACTGATGTACATAGTATCTAGCTTTTGCAGTTATTACATTGCTATACTGGTCTGGCATAGTAATAGTATCGTCATAACTAGACAACCTTGTAGGTTTTACAAACGCATAAAAATGTACGTTATAAACTTTATCAGGTATTGGACTTAATCCAAACTTTCTATGGTCTGGACTTTTAATAACATATGCAGGTTCTCCATGACTTGCATCTGAACCTTCAGCGTCATCTGAGTTTTCAGCATCTCTATAATATCTTTTCCAATCATCTAGTGTTAAAAATTTTAAACCTTTAGAAACGTAAGGAGTTGTTTCTCCACTTACGTTTATTGTTGTTAAATAAAAATCATCCCAGTCTACTGATGCGTAATCAGTTGTTATACTAGTGCTATCTGCTTTAAGCGTATACCATCTAGTTCCTGCCACCGTTGCGACAGTTACATTCCCGTAAAAAGGGTCTGTGCCTCCACTAGCTCCTGCTGAGAAAAAAGGCAGCTGTGGTTCTTCGTTAGCTATATCAAATATAGATTTATTAATAGCATCTTTTACAAATGATTGAATACCTATTGCTGAACTAAAGTTAGCAGAAGTTAATACAACTTCGTTTAATTCTCTTAATACTTCGTTACTTAAATCTAAATATGTTGTAGCCATTATTTTTTATGAACCTTTTGAATTGGAAAGTTTGCTTCTAAACTAGCACCTTTATGTTTTACAAACTTGCCTGTGTGTTTCATTAATTTAAAACTACCATTCTTTTGTTTCATCCAATGGTGTCCTTTTGGTGCTTTAACTTTCATAATTAGTTAGCCTTTGCTTTAGGTGTACCATTATAAACAGGTTGGCATCCATCCATCTTAACACTTCCACCGTCCATATACTTCATACGTCCACCTTTCATCATTTTCTTTTTAGCCATACCACCATACATCATTTTCTTTTTTTTATCTTTACCGTACATATTTATTTCCTATTTAAAAAGTGGAGGAGACCGAAGCCTCCCCCGAGTTTTGACAATTAGTCAATCACGTAGAATGCACTACATAAAGCGTCATCTCTAAGTACTTTCGCACCATAGACATGTAAGCCTCTTACTATGTCACCAAACGATGTTGGGTCTCTTAACACTTCTGTTGAGAGAATAGTATTAGCAGTTGCAGTAGATGACATATGACCAGCCATAACTTTACCAGTAGCATTAGATGTGCTAGCAATGTTATTAGACTTGTACATATCAAATCCACGTAGTTTTCCACTTGAAACTAATCCGTTTCTGATTGAGCCTTGACCAGCGTTAAAGTCAACAGAAAGCATTTTAGAACCAGATTGTGACAGCTCTTCATAGAATGAAGGAGGTGCAACAAACCATCTACCTTCTTCAGGTACATTTTGGTCATCTAAAAGTCTTGCCATTCTTGCCATAAGGTCAATAGCATCTACACCAGTTCCATCTGAACCAAGTAGGTCTACAGAGTTAGTTGCGTGAGCCATAGTAGCGTCAGCAGTAGCACTGTCAGAACCAATGATGTGGTCAGGTGAACTTGCAGAACAACCAGCAAACATAGTTGCTAAAACAGCAGCGTCATATGAATCTTTCAATGCATAAGCAGCTGAGCTTGAAGCAACCTCTTTGAAGTTGACATGTGACATGTTAGTTTCAATATCATCTACGATGAATTTAAAAGCTTTAGCACTATCAACAACCAAAGAAATTTCTTGGTCTGTTAGTCTAGTTTCAGTTGTGTCTGAATTTCTTGTGTAGTCTGACACAGAAATTACAGGTTCTTTAATAATCTTTACAGAGTCTCCGAAAGAGGATATCTCACCGGCATAGTCGGTGTTTGTGATAGCTTCTACTACCGAGGCTTTTCTAAAGAAGTTTAAAACCTTTTTAGAGTAAACCGAAGGTAAAAAGAAACTATTAGTTTGTCCACTTACGGAGTTTGCAAAGTTAGCATTTGTATCGGTTGAGGGTTCAAAAAATTGAGCCATGATACTTCTCCTTTAAGTTAAATTATAGTTTAATTTGAGATTCTGCCTTCCTGCATAGCGTCTGATATTTCCGTTTCGAACTTATCAAATTCTTGTACAGACATGGCTTCTATCTCCCTTAATGACCATACTTTCTCCTGCGTTGGTTCAATACTAGTTGTTTTAGTAGAGACCATATCTGCAGCAGATTGTTTAGTCGGTTTTTTAGAAGATGACTTAGTCTTTGGAGTTTCCATACCAATATCTTTTTTAAACAAATCAAGAGCACGTGAGGCTAGGTCGGCATCGTCATTATTTTCATATACCCAAGCTTGGATAGATGAATGTTGTTCTTTTGCCCAACTATGAAAGTCATCGCTGTTTCTGATATCTTCAAAATCAGGGTGTCTTTCCATTAACCTTTTTTCTGCATCCTGTCGTACTAACTGATTTTCACGTTCTTGGAGTTTACTAAGGCGTTCTTCTAGAACTTTTGCTTTAGTCTCCGATTGCATATGAGCAACAGTTTCTACAACTTCATAAACATCAGGATATTCTGTTTTAAACTGTTCTAATTCTTCTGGAGATTTAGGAGCTTTATAGTCAGTTCTATTTTTAGTAGCTTCTTCTATTAACTCTTGTTCTCTAGATTTAAACTCGTTTAGTTTAGAATCATAATGTTTTTTCAAATCATCGTATCTTTTTTTATAGTCTGGTTTTTTATAAGGACTATCCTTTTTAGTTTCCAGTTCTTCAGTATTAACACTTCCTTCAGCTTCCACTTCAGTTATATCGTTACTATTAAAAAGCTTATTCTTTTCAGAAGGCTCTTCAAAAAACATACTATTTGATGATACAAAAGGTTTATCATCACCTTTGTGCCAATCTTTTTTTGCGTTATAAGGATTTGGCGTTTCTTCTTTTTGGACTGTATTAGTCATTTTCTATTCTCCTAATTGGGGCTTTGTTTACAAGGTAGCTGCGTTGTGCACTAGCAGGGCTTGTATTGTAAAGGTAGCCTTTCGGTTTTTAAAGTGATAAAGTGCCTGATATCTCAGGGTAGCTCTATCGTTATCTTAATCTAGGATTAACGTCTAACATATTTTTACGTATGTCATCTTCTACAATATCAGGGTCAACGGGTTTTCCATATTGGTCTACCTTCATTTCTTCTTCCATCATAGGTTGTCCACCCATATTAAGTTGTTGTCTTTTATCTGCATTAGCTTCAGCATCTTTCATCATAGACATTAAAGTGTCTTCTCCGATTTCTTCTACAGCTTTTGCAGTAAAGACAAATTCTCCATCAGATAACCTTGCGGGTATATCGTCAGAGACTCCTGTTCCCGGTCCTTCAACAGGACCATCTCCAGTAAATTCTGAGGCAGTGTCAACAACTTTGTCAAATATAACACTAAGCATATCGTTGCCTTCTAATTGTTCGTTTAAAAATTCTTGTTCTTCGTCAGATAAAGCTTGAGACACTACAAAATCTACATAGTTATCTTCCATTACTTCATCTGAATCCATTGTAGGTTCTAGAGACATTTCCATATCTGCAGACATCATAGGCATATCATCATTAAGTAATGAACCACCTTCTTGGTATCCCATTCTAGCAACAACTTCAGGTGCTTCTTTTCTAAGAGCTTCTATACCCGGACCACCACCGTCTTTGTACATTGCTCTATCATCTGATAACATACTTTTCTTTTTCATTTACTTATCCTTTGCTTTTCCTACGTTAATAGCAAACCAATCAATAATTTTGTAAGCTTTTCCTACTAAATTATCATCAACTGGTGTTGGTGTTACAGCAGCTACCATTGAACATATTGAAATTATCCAAGGTACTACTCCTACTATTTTTAAAATTGTATCTAATAAATCTAACATATTAAGTTTCCTCTTTTCTTATTAATGCTTCTTTAACCTGTAGGTCCAGTTGCTCCAACTTGCCCAGAAAATTCAGCTTCCCCTGCAACCGGTACATTTCCTGTTCCGATGTTGCCACCACCAGTGCCTGTAGCTCCAAGTTCCGGAGGTTGTTCAGGTGTTCCTTGAAGTCCTCCCATTGGGGGCTGTTGACTATTGGGTTGAGCCTCTTCGCCATTTGTTTGTCCAGCATTTTGCATTCCTATTATTTGAGCCATGATTGCAGCTTCTTCTGGGTCATTGAGTATTTCATCAGGGTCCAAGTCTAAGCTGTAGGCTAGTTCACTTACTAATTTAGAAATCTTTACAAATGGAGCAATAGCAGGACTTTGTGCAGTTTGTAAGAATGTTGTTAGTCTTTGACTTCTAACTTCTTTTTGCATTAAGCTGTTTGTTCCAGTAGCTCTAACTTCTAAATCACCTTTAACATCTAGTTCATCTTCTAAGAACTGCATGTTCCACTGGAAGTAAGATTCCCCTAGTGGCTTTAATAAAAAGTCATCAAGGTTTTTGATAACTGTTTTAATATTTAAACTTGATGCTCCAAGTAACATTGACATACCAGAAGCAGTCCTTGTCATACTTTGAACACCTGTTTGTCCGTGTGAGTAACTAGGTATTCCAGTTTGCTCATCTGCTAATTGTCTGAACTTATCAAACATCATTAAGTTTTCTTGTGATGTATTAGGAAACTTTAATCCGTGTATAGCTTGTCCCGGCATTCCAGCTTGTCTTCTAAAGACTTTACCCGGATATATTTCCATTGATTGTCCACCAACTAAAGCAGACTCATCTACATCAAACACTAACGACCCAGACATTGCTAGGTTGTCAATAGCCATTCTTGCATGACCATTCATAATCTGTTGACTATCATCCATGTTTTCTGCTACACCAATACCAAAGAAGTTATATGGATTTCTTTCGTATGGGAAAGCATTGTATGGTAGTCTGTATGGAGTAAATGGATTTAATACAGCTCTTAGTAAATAATGTCCACATGTCCATACATTTACTTGTACTTCATCTAGGTCATCAACAGTGTCGGGTAAGTCAATACCTACTTCTCTTGCGTATTCTGCATCCATCATGCCCCAATATTCTAAAATTTCAAAGCTGCTGTTTACATCTTCATCGCTTCTAGCATCGTCTTTTAACTGGCTTTCAAAATCTTTTTCTACGTAATTAGCACCCATTTGAATTGCGTTACGTATTTCTTCTTCTTTAAAGTAAGGCATGTTACGTAGCTGTCTAAGTTGACTACGATTCATTTTGTGTCTATGTATTACATATTCACATTCTTCCATGTTAGTAGCGTTAGGGTCTGGGTAAAAATCCCAACAACTAACAAACTCAATACGAGGAACTCTAACCTCTAACGGATTATAAGTTCTGTTACCTTCTTCGTCTGTATCCCACTTATGTAATCTTTTGTTAAAGTTAAATGGTCCTTTTACAATCCCTGTACCTAGTAAAGCAGATTCTAAAAGAGCATTTCTTAATTCTGAGTTTCCGTTTGATTCTTCTATTTGGTCATGGATAAGTTTTTCCATGCGTCTTGCAGCTCTTTGTGCAGGATTTAATTCTAAAGCTTGTGGGTCAGGACTAGCTCCATCTGTAAGTATACCTGCGTCTTGTGCTTTATCTTCAAGACTATCTTCAAATACACCGTTGTAAAAAGATGCACCCGGTTTTAAAGTTCTACCATCGCCTTCGTAACCAACATCATAAGGATTGTCTTCTATTCTGTTTCCTATGTCATCGGGTATTTCAGCTTCTGAAGTTTCTAAACCCGGAGTTGGGTTTGAGATATCAAGGTGTGCAATATCTGTTTCACCTTCTGGCATTTTAGTTTCTGAAACACCTATAGGAAACTTACCTGTTCCAAAGATAACATCAACTAATTGACCAAAAGCAGCAAGTACTTTAGTCTTAGTAACTTTTACAAATACTCTAGACTTTTCTGATTCTCTAAACTTAACATTCTTAGCATAAAGACCTCTGTAGTTTTCATAAGCCTTTAACCATCTACGTTCATCAGTTTGTCTAGCGTCTTCAGCTTGTGCAAATCTACCTTTTATAATACCAATAAGATTACGCTGTTGGTCTTCTTCTAAAGTTAATTGAACTCCAGATTCACCTTCTACTTCTTCGTAAATATTATTAGCACTTAAAAATGTATTTTCGTTGTCTGCCATATCTTAATAACCAAATGTTGAATCTACTGGTCTATACATTTCTCGTTTTAAA